AGGTCAAAGCACTGCCATAACCCTGTGGGTCTTGCTTGCTTGCTGGTACATGCAAAACACCACACTCCAAAGTCTCACCAGACTCATGCAAGAATATAGTTTCTACACTCACCCCAGTTGCATTTTCATATAGCTTTTGCATCATACCAATGCCATTGTTGTTTAAGGCATCAATTACAGCCTCCACACAAGCTGAGAGGTCTGCATATTTGGATTTGAAGTGTGGGTTAGTGCTGGATTTAAGAGCCGGTCCAAACTCTTTCTGTGCTTTTACAAATGCTGTTGCTATTAACTTTCCACCTTGATTAGTCATAATGTTCCCCATGTAATTAAAATAAATAAAATAAATGCAATAACAATGCAGGCTGTGATTACCATTTTGTCTTCTTTGTCAAATCCTTCTTGCTCAAAGTTTGGCTCTGGATGCTCAGGAAATGCCTCAGCTAATGTCCTTGGAAATGTCTTTGTTGTGGGATTAATATTCCCTTTTCTAAATTTAATTGTCATCTTCAAATTCCTCTGGTTCACAATTTGGGCATCCTGGATGGTCAGGGTCTTGGCAGTGTGGATGTGCAAAATAATGACTTCTATACTGCTTTTCAAAAAAGTCTTTAGCCCTTAATTCTGCATATTCAGGGTCTTCATCATAATCATTCTCAGGCTCAAAATATGATCTTGTTCCCATTAGAAACTCCTAAATTTGTTAAACTCATTAACCAATTTGAAATAACTAATTGGGTATCTTCTTTTGCCAATAACATCCCAAAATACAACCACAGTATCTAAATCATATTTCCAGCAACCATCTTCAGTCTTGCCATCTTGTGTGTAGTTATATGCTCTAGACATTGACACATCTTTTTGACAAGCCTCAGTGGTTATTACAATCTTTCCTCCAGATTGGTTATCAGTCTCTGCAAAGTTACTAGCATGTGCTAGATTTGCAATTAATAAAAATGCTAAAAGTTTTTTCATAATGTTTCCTTAATTTAAAAATATCAACTGCTGTGTTGATAAATTAAGTGTAAGCCAAATCTGACTAAATAACCACAATTTACAAAAAATATTTAAATGTGTTGCTTTTATGTAAGTTATGTCTTACAATTACAACATGGAAAAACAAAGAGCAATTGAATTAGCTGGTTCTGCTTCTAAGTTAGCAAGACTATTAGGAGTGGAAAGACAAAGTGTGCACAAATGGAAAAAAATTCCAGAGGGCAGGATTTGGCAATTGAAAGTTTTAAAACCTGAGTGGTTTGATAAAACACCAAGATTTTAATATATAATTTTTTGAAACTGGGCTAGGTCTGAAGTCATGAGCAGATCGAAAAGAGTACTCCCCTCCTGCCATAGTTTCTTTTCAGGGAGATACGCGGAGCATTTATGAGAATAAAAAATTGGACTAAATTTCAGCATTTTAAGGACAGAAAACCACCTTGGGTCAAACTGTATCGTGACCTTTTGGATGACATAGATTGGCATGAGCTTGATCCTTTGTCTGCAAAAGTTCTTTGTATGCTTTGGCTTATTGCCTCTGAAGATGATGGAAATATACCTGAGCTAAAAACACTTAGTTTTAGACTTAGATTGCCATTAAAGACTACTAAAGATTGCTTATCTAAACTTAATCATTGGCTGATACATGATGATATCAATGTGATATCAAAACTATATCAACATGATAGTCTAGAGACAGAGACAGAGACAGAGACAGAGTTAGAAAAAGAGAAAGAGAGAGAGACAGAGGTAAAGACAAAAGCCTCAAGGCTTTCCCCAAACTGGAAATTATCTGAGGATGATTACAATTTTTGTAGATCAGAAAGACCAGACCTTGATCCACAAAAAATAGCTGAATCTTTTAAAGATTATTGGATTTCCAAACCTAAAGATGCAAGTAAAACTGATTGGTCAGCAACTTGGAGAAATTGGGTAAGAAGACAAGATATTTCTAAAAACAAACAAAAATCTTTTTACCAAAGTGATTTAGAAATTAAAAAAGCTAGACATGATGAAATGGTAGGAAAAACTAGAAGATCAACTATTGACATAACCCCTAATGACATATTGGAGCTGAAATGAGCCTACCCATAGAAGTTATAAACAAGGTTTTTTTAAGACTTTCCAATACCTATGGATCAAGTTGGGATTCCATGTGGGCATTAAATGACATCCATGAAGTCAAAGAACTTTGGGCTAATGAGCTTAATTTTTTTCATGAAAAATGGGATTGTTTTAGATGGGCATTTGAAAATTTACCTGAAAGACCTCCAAATTTAATTCAATTTAAAAAATTATTGATGGAATGTCCAAAATTACGAATTGAAACTCAAGTTTATTTACCACCACCAGATGTTCCACCAATGTCTGATGAAATAAGAGAAAAAATAAATGAACTGCGAAAAAGTCTAACTGCTCATAAATATCAAAGGTAAATTATGAAAACATTAATATCTACTGTTGAACAAGATGAAATTACAAAAGAATGTTCAAAATCTTTTGATTTTCAATTTGATGGGTCTACCAAGTTTCAAGTTCCTTTTTTTGAAAAACCTGAAAATTTCCAAATAGGCTTGATTGTAGGGGCATCAGGAAGTGGCAAATCTTCCATACTATCTACTATAGGAGAGACTGAAAAAGTGTCTTGGAATCCTAATAAAGCCATTTGTAGCCATTTTGAAAATGCTTTGGATGCTCAGAACAAACTTAGTGCTGTTGGACTTAATTCTGTGCCATCTTGGTTGAAGCCATATCATGTGCTTTCTATGGGGGAAAAGTTTAGAGCTGATTTGTCAAGATCACTTAAAGACAATGCCATTATTGATGAATTTACTTCTGTTGTAGATAGAAATGTGGCTAAATCTTGTTCTTATGCCATAGCTAGACACATTAGAAAAAATGGTTTGAAAAACATGGTGTTTGCCTCTTGTCACTATGATATTATTGAATGGTTACAACCTGATTGGATTTTTGATACAACTACAAGCAGACTTACAGTCGCAAGGGGGTCAGTTCGGCCAGTTTTGGAATTGGAAATACTTCCTTGCACAACCGAAGCATGGTCAGTCTTTCGCAACCATCACTATCTCTCAGGAAACCTTAATAAAAGTTCACGATGTTGGATCGCAACATGGGAGGGAACGCTTGTTGGATTTGCCGCAGCTATCACTCTTCCCTCTGGAACATTAAAAAAAGCATGGAAAGGTCATAGGACTGTGATACTTCCAGATTTTCAAGGACTTGGTTTTGGTGTCAGAATAAGTGATGCAATTGGACAAATATTTGTAAATGAGGGATGTAGATATTTTTCTAAGTCTAGCCATATTAGACTTGGTGAATATAGAAACAATTCACCTCTGTGGAGACCAACTGCTCACAATATGCAAGATAGAAGTAGGCAATATAAAAAATCCTTAGAACACAAAACAGATTTTTTTTGGTCTAAAGAAATGACCGAAAGACATGCAGATAGGATTTGTTATTGTCATGAATATATAGGAGCAATATGATTAAAACAATTTGGCAACCAGTCCCATCTTGGGACAATATGGTAAAAGATAGATTAACCACAAAATTCCCTGTTGCAGAAAGGTTGCCAAAATCAACCAAAAAGACCAAGGAGCTATCTAAATGCGAAAAGTTAGGTGTATGTAGCCCATCAGACAAAACTTGTCCAAAATGCCCAAATAAAAAAGCCATTAAAGTTTCTAAAAGTTTGCCTTTGGTTAATCACTTTCCTAGAATTTACAATAATTTGGGATCAAGGTATTCAAATGAAATGAGGAAATGGATTATAGAAAATGTTTGATTGGGATGCAGAATATGCAAGCATAGTTAAATTTTATGCTCAATTGGCTTTGAAAAATGGTTGGATTGATTATGTAAGGTATGCAGTTAAACAAAAACAAGAAACAGAACCATTGCTGAAAAATTTGGCAAAAGATGTGGCTCAAAAGATTAAGGAATTACAAAATGAGAATAGCAAGCAGGATTGATAATAACCAAAAAGCTATTGTGGAGGCTCTTAGAGCTGTTGGAGCTACTGTTTACCATATCAAAGAGCCTTGTGACCTACTGGTTGGCTATCATGGTCAAACCTTGCTTATGGAGGTCAAAAACTTAGACAATTCTTATGGCAAAAAAGGATTTAATGCAAACCAAAAGCATTTTGCAGAAAACTGGAAAGGAGGAGCTTTTTGCCTTGTGGATAGTATTGAATCAGCCCTCAGAATGTTAAACATAATGGTTGATTAATATGCAATATAAACTTGTCAACCCAGAACAAGGTTCAGCCCTAATGAAAAATTTATGGGCAAAAATGAAAACAGCATTGGAATCAGGTAAAACCCTAGTTATGACTGTTCAAGAGGAAACCAGGACACATAATCAAAATGACAAATTCCATGCAATTATTGCTGACATAGCAAAGCAGACAGAGCATTATGGAGCTAAATGGGATGTGGAAAGTTGGAAAAGATTTTTAATAGACCAATTTGCTTCAGAAACAGGGCTAAGAGCCTCCAAAATAGCTCCATCCTTAGATGGGCACAGATTAGTTCAATTGGGCTTCCAGAGCCGTAAATTTACCAAAGACCAAGCAAGCCAATTTGTAGATTGGTTACAGGCTTGGTGTGCAGAAAAAGGAATTGAACTTGATAGCACATCCTAAAAGGCAATATGTTAGAAGTGCCAAACTTTTAAACAATATTAGATACCTTCATTGCCAAGCCTGTGGAGTTGATGACCAAACAGTTGTTGGTGCTCACTCCAATAGCTCTGCACATGGCAAAGGTAGGAGCATCAAAGCTGATGACAATATGGTGGCGGCACTCTGCTGGGATTGCCACCATGCCTTAGACCAAGGACATTATCTAAACAAAGAGGAAAAAGAACAATTCTGGCTTGAGGCACATCTTAGAACAATATATAACCTAATCAAATCTGATTTATATCCTAAAGATGTTCCTTTGCCAAAAACTTATTTAGATTGGCAAAATGGCTTGAATTAACTTTTTTCTGGATGAGCTTTTTCCATTGGCAGATGCTCATGTTTTTTGAGTTTGTCTTCAAGTCTGTGCAACTCATGCTCAGTCTTCTTTTCATGTTCTCTCAAAACCACATAATGTGATTTAGGAGACTCATAAGTTTTGCCTGTAATTTTAAAGTTTTTCATGCTATTTTCTTTCCTTCTTGAAGTTCAGCTAATGATAATCCACCAGTGTATTGGAAATGTGCCATTTCTTTAAAGTGAACCCATTTGCCTGCCCACTCTAGACCAGCTTGTTCACCTAATTCACCTATTGTTGCCCAAACTGGATGAGTTCCATCCCAATCAGGCTTCCCAGAAATGAGAGGCACAACGTCAACAGCACAGCGATAATTATGAAAAGACTCACCCCCTTTAGCATTTGTAACAATTCTTCCTTCTGTGGTTCTACCTTGAGCATATAAAGCATCCTGGCTTTCATTATCCCTGTATGTAGATGTAACCAACAAGTCAATGCCAGAATGTTGGCAAGCCTTAATAAAATCTTCAACTTTTGCTTTA